TTTAGTAGTCAACAAAGAGAACTACAAAGCTTACCAACAAAAATAGCAAATGCAGAGACTGGTTATTTCAAACTAAGAGATGCAATGCAACAAACACACACAGCATTTAGAAATAATGGTGGAAAGTTAGCTGATGTAGCTCAACGTTTCAATGATGTAGGTGGAAGAGTTCAAGCATTTGGACAAAAGATGAGTGGATTTGGTGACGGGCTATCAAAAATGACAGCTGGTTTATCTACAGGAATGTATTTAGCTGGTAAAGCAGCGATAGATTTTGAGAGTAGTTTTGCCGGTGTAGTCAAAACTGTTAATGGAAGTCCGGAACAATTAAATAGAATTAGACAAGGTTTCTTAGATTTATCAACACAAATCCCAGTAAGTGCTAATGAGTTAGCTAAGATTGGTGAAGTAGCTGGACAGTTAGGTATTAAAACCGAAAACATTCTAGATTTCACAAAAACAATAGCAGACTTAGGAGCAACTACTAACTTATCCGCAGAAGAAGGAGCAACAAGTTTAGCTCAATTCATGGCAGTTATGGGAACAAGTCAAGGTAACATTAGAAATCTAGGTAGTTCAATAGTTGAGTTAGGTAATAACTTTGCTACAAATGAGAGATCTATTGTAGAAATGGCACAACGATTATCCGGAATGGGTAAACAAACTAACATGGCAGAAGCAGATGTATTAGGTCTGGCAGCTGCATTAAGTACTGTTGGTATTGAAGCAGAAGCCGGTGGTAGTGCAATGACTCAAGTTATGAACAAAATGCAAAATGCAGTAGCTTCTGGTGGAGATGGATTACAAAAATTCGCAAGTGCTGCTGGAGTAAGTGCTAATGAATTTGCCAACGCATTTAGAACTAGACCCGTAGAAGCATTACAAATGTTATTAAAAGGATTAGATGAAGTAAAAGAAAATGGTGGAAATGTCAATGAAGTATTAGCTGGATTAGGTATCACTGGTATTCGTGAAGCAGATGCAATCAAACGTTTAGCTGGTGCATTAAATGGTGATAGTGGATTAGGAAAAGCGTTAGATATTGCAAATAAAGGTTGGAAAGAAAACAACGCTTTAACTAAAGAAGCTAGTATTAGATATCAAACTAGTGCTAGTAAACTTAAAATGGCTAAGAATGAAATACAGAAAATGGCTATTGAAATGGGTTCACAATTATTACCTAAGTTGGCACAAGCTCTAACAGCCTCAAAACCATTAGTAAACTCACTAGGAAATATGATGTTGTGGTTTAGTAAACTACCAACAGCTGTACAACTAGCGACTCTAGGTTTTGGACCTTTCATGTCTGTATTAGGTAGAATGACAACCGGTATTGGTAGTGGTGTGAAAGCTATCGGAAGCTTTGTTAAATGGGTTGGTAAGATGTCAACAGCTAAGTCGGTTGGAGACATGATTAAATTATCAACATCTATAGCAGGAGTCGGAACACAAGCAGCTAAAGCAGGAAGTATGGCAACATTACTAACTAACCCTTATGTAGCAGGAGCTGCGTTAATAGGAGCTGCATTTGTCGGTGTAGGTACTGCGATATATAGAGAGATGACTAAACATAGTCGAAATCACGAGGCAGCGATTGAACTTACAAACGGTAAGTATAAAGAATGGTACGACGCCGTGATTAAAGGCGCTGAACAATCTGGGAACTCTATTAATCACATGGGAGACGCTGTTAAACGTAATTCAGAAGCTGTTAAAAGTGAGATTAAGAAAGTTCAAGCTGCAAACACCGAGATTATGGAAAACATAAACAAGAACTTTAAAGACGGTAAATGGTACAAACTGGAGTTTGACGGGCGTTTCAGAAAACAACTAAAAGAAGCATTAAGTTTATCAGACGAGGACGTTAACCAAATTTCAAGCAGTGTGCAAGTAGCAGCTAACATATTAGGGAACTCGTTAGCAAGTTTAAATAGTAAGTATTTAGAAGGTAGCAGAATCACGGCTGATTACGCTCTTGCACAGATTAAGAGTGTAAGTGATGTGACTGCTGCAACTGTTCAAAGTTTAGAACAACGTAAAGCGGCTGAGATGTCGGCGTTGGAGCAAAAGAAAGCTAACAACTTAATTAATGAAGAATTATATAGTCAGGAAAAAGAAAACATAAGCAAACATTATGACTCTATTATTAACGAAACAAAACAAGCACAAGACACAATTAACGATATTTTGTCAAGTGCCTCTAGAGAAAACAGGGTGCTTACTAAATCAGAATTAGACCAACTAGAAGAAGCTTACAAAAAAGTAGGTAAAACAGCTACAGAAGCAGCGACTGAAAGTAAGGAAGCTCAGAAGATATTACAAGAAGCGTTTGACGATACAACAGCGACAGCAAAATTGGCAGCGCTAAAACAAATGGGAATAATTGACCAAGCAAAAGAGACTTACATTAAAGGTCTTGGAAGCGCCGAGAAGAAAGTCCAAGAAATGAATAAAGCTCTTGACGAATGGGCTGCTAAAGAAGGTGGGTTCAAGACAATCGGTATTGAATATGAAGGGGGCGACATTGCTTTCAACTTCAAAAACGATTATGAACGTGCATTAGCTTTACCAGACATTAAAAAAGCTATTATGATTTCTGAGAGTCAAGGTCGCACTATTAAGATGACTATAGATGACTTGAATTTCTTAAATAGTATAGGAATACACCCTAAGAATGTTGAAATTGTAGATAATGCAAGTCAGCCGTTGGATAACGTTAACGGAAAAATAGGTCAATTCAAAGACATGGATATAGCACCTAAATCAATAATGGTGCAAGATGATGCGACACCTAATATCACAAAAGCATTCAATAACTTGTTAGATTTTGCATCACTAAATGTTCCAGACAAAAACATTAATGCAACTGACAACGCTAGTGCAGTAATTGACCAAGCTAAATTTAGCTTAGACGGATATAACGCTACAGAAACACCAGTGAAATCAATAATGGCACAAGGTAATGCAACACCGTTTATCGACCAAGCTAAAAGTAGTGCTGATAGTTTCAACGCAACAGACACGCCAACAAAATCAATAATGGCACAAGGGAACGCAACGCCGTTTATAAATCAAGCTAAGAGTAGTGCTGATAGTTTCAACGCAACACCGACACCGCCTAAGGTATTAAGTGCTATTGATAGTGCTAGTGGTGTAATCTCTGGTGTTATAGGGTTATTAAATAGTATTCCTCGTGAAGTTGTCAGTGTTGTTAGAGTAATGAGCAGTGTTTCCGGAATACCTAGTTTTCCTGGATTCTTTGCAACAGGTGGAAATATAGGAATGTTCGCAAGAGGTGGAAACATTGGACAGACTGAAAGCTTACAACCTAATTATACTGGTATAGTTGGAGAAGCTGGACCAGAATTATTCAGAGTAACTAAGAACGGAGTTAACATTACACCGTTATCTACTAGCGAAAAAATAAAAGGTATAAGCGGTGCATTGGCAGAACACGGAGCTAAAAGTAATGGCAATGAAATTAACGTTACAATTAATGTCACTGGAAACAGTATCAACGATAAAGAAGATATCAATGTGTTAGTTGACACAATAGAACAAAAATTAGTAAGAAGTATGAAGGAAGTACAAACAATGAGTTTTGGAGGTGGTAGAAATGCCGTTACACTTTAATAAATTAACGTTTAAAGGGAAGTCTACTGCCGACTTTCCTTTTGATATATACGTAACTGAAAATGATGGAATTAATAAAGCAAAAAGGAAAGATAAAATTTTCACATCTGATGATATGTCAGGCGGTGTAGTAAGGACATCTAATGCTTATGAATTAGTTGAAAAACCATATAAATTACTTATACATGGTGTTAGCTTATCAGAAACGGATGGTGTTTTAGCGTGGTTGGAAGGTAGTGGGAAGCTAGTAGCTTTTAATAATCCATATAGATATTATGAAGTATTAACAGTTTCTGCAATACGTTCTAAATTAGGAGAAGTAGATGAATACGAAATAGACGTAACGTTTACTTGTAATCCTTTTTCGTATAGCGTAGATAAAGATTTAAAAACATATACTAGTAATGGAGTGTTAAACAATACCTCACATGTTGAGATGTATCCTAAAGTAACTGTGTATGGCAATACAACAGAAGCTACAACCTTAACAATAGGAACTCAAGTAATCAGATTAAAAGAGATTAAAGAGAAAGTAGTAATTGAATGTAAACAAGGACATCAAAATGTATTTGATAAAAATGGAGATCTCTTAAATGGCATTATGCTAGGACCATTTTTTGAAGTTAAACCAGGAGAGAATGGAATATCTATCGGACAAGGAATTACTAAGGTAGATATTGAGTGTAGATGGGGGGCGTTTGCATAATGTTATATTTATATGATCCCTTTGAAAAAGACTTCACATACAACGGAATTGTGTTAAATAATGCATACGACTCTGATATACACTGGGTATTAAATTCAACTTATAAGCTAACTTTCAAATATCCTACTGTAGATAATGATATGTACAGCATGATAGAAAAAGGAATGATAGTTAAAGCTAATGAAGATAATCGTACAAATCTTTTTAGAATTAGAGATATAGAAGTAAATGAAAATGATAAAAGTATAACAGTAACAGCGTACCAAAAGACTTTTGACTATAGTAACCGATTAGTAAGTAAATTTGCTAGGTTAGATTCGAATTGTCAAACAGTGTTAGATGAATGGTACGCTAATTTTTTATCAAAAGAAAAAGACTTCACGTATTGGTCCGATATAACACAGACTAACTCATTTGCTACATTCAAAAATGAGAATGACACACAAAGCAAAACAGCATTTGACTTATTAGGACAAATCGCAGACACATTTAAAGGAGATATAGATTTACACGACTCTCAAATAAATGTGTTGAAGAAGTTGGGAACAGATACTCAAGAAGTACTTACTACAGCTAAGAATATATCTTCTTTCGTTAACTCATCTAACATAGATGATATAGTAACAAGATTGTATGTTACATCAACTTTCAAGGTTGGAGATAAAGAAGATAAAAAGGAATTAAGAGAGCAACACAAGAAAGAGTTAGCCGCATTAAGAGAAACTCAAAAGCGAGCTTCTAAAGAGTATAATGCAAAGAAAAAATCACAGCAAATGCAAGAGGAGATTAACAGCCGTTATGCTCGTGAGTTATCTAAGCAAACTAAGAAAACTAAACGCAGTGGACACACTGTTAAATCTTACTCACAGATTGCTAATGAGGTTGCTAATAAATATAGAGATAGAGATGTTAAAGCTGCACAACGTAAATTAGAAAGTCAAGCACAAGCAGACAAAAGAAAAGCAGAGATAGATAAACTCAAGGCTCAACAAAAAGAAGAAATGGCAGCACTTGATGAAGAAATAACAATTAGCTTAGTTGTGGAAAGTCCATTGATTAATGACTATCCATTTATCAATGAAATGGCAGTATCAAACAATGAACTACAAACCGCAGAAGAGCTTGAAGAGTGGGCTATGGAACATTTCACAAAAGAAAATATAGACAAGCCAAAGAACTCAATTAAAGTATCTTATGAACAGTTATCTGAAAAGATTAGTAGAGGAGATACAGTTATTCTTAAATATCTTAAATATGATGTTGATGAAAGAATACGTATTGTGGAAACACATTATGATCCTATGTTAGAACGTTGGAAAAGCTTTGTGTTAGGTAGTAAAGAAGGCAAGTTAGGTAGTGAAATATCTAGCAGTTCGCAAACAGCAGAACTTAGAGCTAATGCATATACAGATGCAATATCATATGATTTTGCGAAGAAGGTAAAAGAACAAGTAGAAAATGTCAATAAAGTTTTCGAGAAAAAAGAAGAGTTATTCAAGAAACAAATAGAAGATGGTATTGAAGTTTCTAAAGCTAAAGCAGAAGTAGTTAAAAACGAAATACGAGAAGAAATAAATAATAGTATTACAGAGCTTAATCATAAGATAGATAACATGAGTAGCTCAAGTATTGAAGATTTAAGAAGGCAAGTAGAAGAAAATAAAACCATTTCAGAAGCAACTATAAAAATGATGGGAACAGAGGATAGTGTAATCTACAGTAAAAATAGATTAGAAGGTTCTCCAGAGAGATATATTCCACCAGGTACAGAATATATTGAGGTAACTCATAATGGAGATGGTTTTGAACTAGGACAACAATATACGATTAGTTGGGAAGCTGTTTGTGTAAAACGTGATTTTTATGATGTAACTGTGAGATTGAGTCGAGCATTACCACACGCAGCTAACGTTATGTTGATTGATAAGTATGGAGCATTTCCAACAGGAGAACATGAATTTAATGTAGGAGAACAAGAAGCTAAATATTTAAGAATATATGACTCTGAATATTATATCAAAGTAGTTAGTAAATGGTTTAAAGAATTAAATGCACCTACATTAATAAGAAATGCTGCAACAATATCAGTACCTATTGTTTATCTTGAATATGCAGACGGAAACGAAAATGACATTGAAGGAAGTTGGAGTGAAAATCCGACATATATTTTTGATGGAGGAGGAAAATAAATAAATGGCAGAAAAAATACCTATAAGAGTGCAACACAAAAGAATGAGTGTTAGTGATTGGGAGTTTAGCGATTTAATATTATTAGACGGAGAAATTGGAATTGAGACCGAAACGGGAAAAGCTAAGGTCGGTAATGGTCGTGATAGATTCTCCGATTTAAAATACCTAGCTGGAATTAAAGGAGACCAGGGAATACAAGGTATTCAAGGACCTCCAGGAAGAGACGGTGTTGTAACGTTTCAAGCATTATCACAATCTGAAAAAGAGTCTATAAAAGGAGATAAGGGAAAAGATGCTGTAGTTGGTAATTATAATTTAATAGTTAACTCGCTGTTTCCTAATACAAATATCCTAACATCTAGTAGTCCAAATTTATCGATAGTAGTAAATGATTATAACGGACACAATAGTTTAGATGTTAGGAAAAGTGGAGCGACAAGTAATACATGGGCTGGTGTTCAAATAGACACAACTCAAACTAGTTTTAAACAAGGAGACAAACTAGTATTGAGAATGCCAATATATATTTACTCTGATTCACATCTAGACGGATTATATTTAGCTATTAAAAAGCATAGTATCAATAAAACATTAAAAGGAATTAATTTAAGTAATTTGCCAAAAGATAAATGGATAGTATATGAAGAAACATTCACAATTACTGAAAATATTGATTTTGGTAATGAAACAAACTGGTTTTTCCTATACTTTATTAAAAACGGACATATAAAAATTTCAGAACCTTATATAAGCTTTGGAGATGAAGTACCTTCTAGATGGCAACCAAATATTGAGGATTTAAAAGGTAACACAATATTAAATCAACAGAACGGACAATCTCTTAAATATTGGTGTGGAACTGAACAACAATATAACGTACTAGCAGTAAAAGATAACAACACTATTTACGACATTGTGAAGTAGGTGGACTTATGGAACGAGTAAAATTATTAGTCGGAAATAAGGAAGTCGAAAAACGATATGTAGGTAATAAGTTAGTATGGCAAAAAGACTTACTTAAATATCTAGAAGGCTGCTATGTGGAAATTAAACAAGATAAATTAATATTAGTAGCTAATGATAATAGGTTTACTAATACAACAGCAATAAGACGTGTAACATTTAATGATGAAGAATTAGAAGGACTTACAAGCATTACATTTGAGAACTATAAATATAACATCACATTAAGTAATCAAGCTGCTTTTATTACTAAAATGAAATGGGAAGATTTAACAAACAAAACTAATGTTACTGTTAAATTTTTTGAAAGGTAGGTGGTTAAATGGATATAGAAATTAATGATGTCAAAACTCAAGCAAATTTTAGAAATAATAAATACCAATTTACATTTACCCCACTTAAAAAAGATGCAGCTATTAAGCTTTATCACATGGGCTGTGTTGGAGAAACACAGATTAATCATTTACAAATAGAAAAGGGAAATGATGCAACATCATTTGAAACACCGATTAAACAACCTAACGCCCTTACTGGAGTATTAAAAGAAATTAGAGATCTTGATATCCAAATGAGAGATTTTAACAGTGAGTTTTGGGGAAAAGTAAAACTTAACAATAAAGGAATGTTAACAGAATTCCGAGATAAAGAACTTAAAACTCTTCTGACAAGTACAGCAGAAGGATTAAGTACACAGGTTAAAAAAGATATCAATAAAGCTGTAGCAAGCCTTGATGTAAGGATTAATAAAGTAGGTGCTAGTGTTGAAGAGTCGTTGAAAAAATCAGACATAACATTGACACCAGAAGGGATATCATTAGGAACTGAAACAACTATTGATGGAAACACCATATCAAGTATGTTAGTTGCAAAGCCAGAAGGAATTAAAGCAATTACAAATAAAATGATGATTGGTCCAGCATATGATAACTTAGTTTATTTAGACAAAAGAAGAAGTTTTGAATTTAACGAAGAGTATATTGATATAACAGATTTAATTGATAATGATGTGTTGTTGAAGAATGATAGATTTCAGTTGTCATTTGATGCCAACTATGATGGAGAATTACCGTTTACATTTGAGTTGATAATGTCAATTTCGTCAACTAATTTCTATGGTAAAATATACGCTTTTCCGTTAATTTCAAGAGGTGCGTTGGCTAGAGACCGTGGTAAAGTTGATATAACGCTTGACATAGATAGACTATTCGAAGATTTTGAAGGAATTAAAAGTTATCAATTTCGCTTAAGGCAAGCTAGTAAAACTAACAATATCAATATGCAAATAAACAACCTTAAATTGTTCAAGAAAAAAGATGCAACGCTAATTGTAGACGGATCAATTAAAGGTAGACAAATCGCTGGAGAAACAATTACAGGTGGGCATATTAAAGCAGGGACTATAGAGTCTGTGAATATTAACACAGAGGCAATTAAAGCAGAACATTTAAAAGTAGACCAATCAATGATTAACAAACTATTAGTTAATGATATGTTAGTTACTAATCTATTTGCTAAAGACGGTTTTATTAGAAATCTTAAATCAGTTAAGATAAGTGCTAGTCAATTAGAAGCAGATTTTCTAAGATCTTACAAAGGATATATAGGTGGTTTCCAGATAGGTATACACGATAAAGACAAAGGTAGCTCATGGTTGACAGGAGAAAATCAATTCTATGTTGGTATGTCAAACGGTAAAGGAACGTGGGGACAAACAGCACTTTGGGTTAACTGGGGAAGTCGCTGGGATAAAGTAGGTCCGGAAGCTTGGTTTGTAAAAGAAACTGGAGAAATGTATTGTTACAACAAAGCTAGATTTTGGAATACACCAACGGTATTTGGAGATTTGCAAGTAACAGGAGAAATCAAATATCTTAACCCAAACAGTTCAGGACACTGGATATCTAGTCCACAATACAAAAAGATAGAAACAAGAAACGGATTCGCTTATATATACTACAGCTCGTATGGATATGACTGGTGGGAGCTTAACAAAGAGATTTCCGACAGAAGATATAAACGAAATATCCAGGAAAGCAAAGTAAATGCACTAGATGTAATTGGTAAACTTAAAACTTACAGTTTCACTAAAGAATATGATGGACAAGTAAAAGATATTGAATGTGGAATTATGGCTCAAGATGTCGAGCAATACGTAAATCCTGCATTTAAACAATTACCAGATGATATTAAATCATATAGTGCATTTGAAATGATACCTTATTTAATTAAAGGTATTCAAGAATTAACAGCACAAAATAAATTATTACAAGAGAAAGTAGAGGCAATAACACATGGACGATAAATTACAACCTATTCATTTATTAGCACAAGAATTAGCAGAAACAAAAATTGAATTAGCTACCTACAAAGTAGCTTATGAAAATTTAAGTACTGCACACAAGAAAATCGAAGACTTAATTAATAATAACGAAGAGCTTAAGGAGTTAGTAGAAAAATTACAAGGAGGGAACTAATGGCATTAGAAATTACAAATAGAAACGCAATACCTACTGTCGGTGGATATAGTTCCGTAAACATTACATTCACACTTAGGAATGGAACTGTGTATTTAAACGGAGGTGTAGATTTACCTGGTAAGTTTGCTACAGCTAGTGATAGCGAGATCCTTGAAGAAGTAAGAAAACAACTAGCACAACAAATGTTTACAGGAGAAAGCACACCAGCGTTAGTAACTGAATATGCAAATCTTAAAGAAGAAGTAAGTGTATTGGCAAATCATAAAGAAGAGCCAACTGAGAGAGTTAAAGCATTACGTAAGTTAGTAGCTAAAGTTAACAAAGGAAACGATAAGCTAATAATGACATTACTATTAAATGTGTTAGATGCAAAAGTTATTAATAATAACAAAGATACTATAATCAATGCATTTGATAACTATGAAATAGGAGTTGAATACTTAACTGGAGACAAGATTAAATACGAAGGTAAGCTATACGAAGTATTAGAAGACCACACATCAGTTGAAGTATGGAAGCCAAACGCAGAAGGTACTAAATATAAAGAGATAGTATTAACAAGGGAAGAAGCAAATATAAAAGATGATATAGAAGATGAAAAGAACAGATATGTAACAAAAGGACAGCTTGATGAAGCTATGGGAAGTGTTATTAACACAATCTTATCAATGTTTGAAGAAGAGGAGAAAGAAGATGAACATACTGAAGAACATAATGGAAACTTACCACACAACGAAGGGAGTACTGAAAGTCATGAGACCGAGTAGACTAAGATTTAAAAAAGATGATTATTTAGTTCAATTATATGTAAGACAGATTATTACAAAAGCTAAAACTATTGAGGATGTTCCTCACATTGGTAACTTAAGGGTAGTAGTTCAAGGAGAAGTCGACAGAATAGAAAAAGAATACGAAGAAAGACACAGAGAAAACTAAAATCTCTGTTAAGAGGATTTAGAATGAGTGACGGATTAATATTAGGATTAAGCACTGGAGTTGCAACGCCACTGTTAACATTGATTATTACAAAGTACAACGAAAAAGGCGAAAAAAATCTTAAAGAAATAAACGAAACGCTTAAGGAAATTAAAGAACTTGCACAAAAAACAGCAGTCGGAACAAAGACTATTAGTAGACATAGACTAATTAAAGATATGAACAGAATCATAGCAAGAGGTTCCATCACTTCTAAAGAACTTGAGGACATAACTATACTCTATAAATCTTATGAAGAGCTAGGAGGTAACAGTTACGTTTCTGACCTGTTCATAACTTGCAGAAAACTTCCTATAAAGGAGGAAAAATAATTGATAGATAAAAAAATACAACTAACATTTAACACAACAGTAAATAAAAGAGTTAAAGTTCGCAGTAATTGCGAGCTTTACTCTCATGACAAAAACAACAACGAGTTTGAGTTAACAATTAATAATTACACACTTACTAACGAAGAAATAACAGTACTGTTCAAGTTTGTTAAGTCAATAAAATATTGGGAAACTCAAGGAAGAATTGAAGATAACAAGATTAAATTTAAGTTTGACACTAGCTTAATAACTGAAAATGAGCGTGTTAACTGCTATATCATCTTGAAGAACGAAGAAAAAGAAAGTGATATTTACAGCTTTAGCTTTGATGTGAAGATGTCTGAATATGATTTAAAAGACAACCTACCTGTTAAGGAGCGATATTTTGCTAATAGCGTAGTAGTTGACAAATTAGACGTACTAACAAAAGAAGTACTAGCAACGGAGCTAGAGAAAGCTAAAAACACTTTCG